ACCTTGGAGAGAGTGCCGAATACACGGCAGCTACCCGGAAGCTGGAGCCGGTAATGATTCCGATGAAGGTGGCAGCGCCGGTTGCACAGGCGGCACCGGAAGCCGGGACAGTCGGCGCCTTAAATAGCATTCCTACGTCCGGAACTCGGATCGATGACAGTACCCAGACGTATGACGCCGGGGAAACAAACTACCTGGCGGACATCATGCAGAACGTCCGAAAGATTGCCGCGGCGGTTGCCGTTCCGGTCATGTTGGCTTCCGCTCCGAACGTACAGGCGATGGATATACCGACACCGGAACGTTCCGACGCCTACAATGTGGAGAATATCCGGGAAACCAATAACCGGTTTACGACCGATAACAGCCGGACATATAACGATAGCGGGCATAGCGTCCAGGTAGCCAAAGTGTGTGATGAGATTGTGATACACGTGGCTAATACCGACCGGAAAGGCGTTGATACGATACGCCGGGAAATCATGAACGTATTAGAGGAATTGGGAGAGGGATAAGTTATGGCATCAAAATATACAGTTAAAGAGGTGGCGCAGACGTTCAAGCGGGTAAGCCAGTTCAGTTTGGGCGACATGCTGCTTAATGTAATCGGGTATAAAGGTTTTCCGTACCCCGGCGGGTTCATTCCTGATGTCCCCGCAAAATACAAAGGAGACGGGTATGAATATCCCGGTGAAGCGGCTTCGGAGAAAACGAACTCTGACTTCGGTTCTACGCTACGGAAGAAGGACGCGCAAGGCCGGTGGTATTTCATGCCGGTGGTTCTGGAGCACAAGGGGACGGAATACGAGATACCGAATGCTGTCATCTCTATCCGAGGTAAGAAGACGATTGTTGAAACGGCTATGGTCGGCCGTAAAGGTACGGTGAAGGAACTTATCTCAGTGGACGATTACGACATACGCATTGCCGGTGTCTGCATGGATGTGGACTTTCCGGACAGCCAGTTGGGCGACCTTGCGGAGCTGTATAATATCAACGAGTCGGTCACGCTCAAATGTGCCCTTACGGATATCTTTTTAGATGAAGAGGACAAGGTTGTAATCAAAAGCATCGATTTTGCCGAGATGAAAGGATGTGAAACGGCACAGGTGTTTAC